CTTGAAGGTTCTGGTGTCTTTGTTAAAAAGATTAACAGATTTGTAAAACCTGCTCATGGTTTCAATGTTGTTGCTACTGCCAATACAAAAGGTCAAGGTAGTGATGACGGAAAGTTTATCGGTACTAATGTACTTAACGAAGCTTTCTTGGAAAGATTTCCAATTACCTTTGAGCAAAGTTATCCAAAACCAAGTGTAGAAGAAAAAATCTTGGTTGGTACTTTGAAAACTGCTGGTAAAGCAGACAAAGATTTCTGTAAGAAATTGGTAACTTGGGCTGATGTAATCAGAAAAACCTACTTTGATGGTGGTGTTGATGAGATTATATCAACTAGAAGATTGGTTCATATCATACAAGCATATGCCATCTTTGGTAAAAAAGTTAAAGCTATCGAAGTTTGTACTAACAGATTTGATAACGATACAAAGAATTCATTTATGGAGTTATATACAAAAGTGGATGCTGGTGCAACTGCCGAGCAGATTGCTGAACAGCAAAGACAGGAAGATATATCTTCTCAAATGGATGACAATGATAGTGAGTCAGATGACAATGGTGTTATCTAAATCTATCAATCATAGTGTAAGTCCTTGGTGGAGGGGTAGTGCCCTCCACCTTTCTTATACTGTTAAGAGAGGAGGTAAAAATATATGAGTATTACAGTTAATGTTAGAAATGGTAACCTTGAACAAGCTATGCGTGTACTAAAAAGGAAAGTACAAAAAGAAGGCTTGATTAAAGAGTTACGAGAAAGACAATATTACAAAAAGCCCTCCGAAATTAAACAGGAAAAGAAAAAAGAGGCTATTAAGAACTGGAAAAAACAACAGAAAAAGTTGGAAAAGATTAGAGGTTTTTAGAGATTCCTACGCTTTGAAGTGTTATATATATTATGCTGGCGGTTCGTAAGTCCAGTAGCGTAGGGAAGACCGACAAATTAATGTCGGGGTCGCAAGAGTTTGGTAGTATCTCTATTAAAAAAAACTACCACTTATTACTGGCTCATTGGTCTTCGTAGCACCTTGAGGTGATAGGCTTGGTAAGACAAGTTAGTATAAAGAGGGTGAGACCTACCTCTGCCAGACAGAATTTAGGGGCGCTAGCGTTAACCTAGATAGTGGATTGTTTAAGCATTTGCGCTTAGTTTCGCACCACTTTAAAAAAACAAACTAAAGCTGCGGCTCGTTTTTTGGTTATTTTTTTATAGCCTTGTATGCAAAAAAATAACCATTTTATAGGTTGACATTTTAAAATTAATACCTATATAAATAATAATGATACGCTCATAAGAGGTATCATAACATAAACTTTGCTTAATAAAAAGGAGGTTCTATATGACCAATTCAAAAGCAATTCATTCAATTTTTACTGGACTACGACCATTTACGGTGGGGTTTGACGATATGTTCGACCATTTCGATATGTTGACAACTCAACTACCATCAATGACGGCTAGTAATTATCCACCATACAATATAGTAAAGACAGGTTCTTTATCATATGACATTGAGGTGGCTCTAGCAGGTTACGGTAAAAAAGACATTACAGTAAATTATGAGGATAATATCCTAAAAATTGAATCTGTAAAATCAAAAGAAGAAAAAGAAGTGGAAGACAATGACGGCGTATTACACAAAGGCATTGCTAAAAGAAGCTTCGTAAAATCTTTTACGATTGCAGATGATGTCGAGGTCAAAGGTGCTGAACTTAAAGATGGTTTACTAAAAGTATCTTTAGAGAAAATCGTACCAGACCACAAGAAAGCAAGAACTATATCTATTAAATAGTTTTTGTTTTGCAACCACCGTTTGATTTGGTGGCTCTGCTAAATTTAAGGTGCCGAGGGAGGCTTGACTTTCCTCGGCATTTATGATATTATAAATAATCTTGTCAGCAAAATTGGTTGCGACCAATCAGTTGACATAAAACAGTATCATAGTTTAAAAAACTATTTAACTAAAGGAGAATTATATGATACAACAAGACCTATATGTCAAAACGGCATTAACAAATTTACGAACAATATCAGATAACTTTAGAACCGGAAAATGGATTGCATTTTCAAAATGGTTACAAAGGTTAGAACAAGAAAAAAAATGGACAGCTGGAGATAAGAAGAAAGCTAAGTCTTATTTGAATAGATTACTTTCTACAAATGGCGCTATTCAAGGATTTTTAGTATGTAATATTGATTTTCTAATTTCAAATATCAATCAACAAAAAGATGAACAACCAAATCTTGCCAATTTATGGGAAGAAATGGTAGATTGGTTAATTGAAAAGAAAACTTTAGGCGCTACTGATATTGTACTAGACGGACAAAACAGATTAAAGTTTGCAATTGTAGGCTTTATGACAAATAAACTAGGTATCAATTTAAATATTGATGGTGATGAAAAAAGTAATGTGTTCTATAAAGATTTGGATACAGATACTAAAAAACAAGTTGATGAACACCAAGTATTACTTTCGATTGCAGTTGGTGGTAATATTGTGAGTGTTGTTCAATCACTTATAGCTATTAACGAGGGTGAACCTTGGAGTGAAAATGAAAAAAGAAGTGTTACATTGACGCCTATTTCATATCATATTAATAGACTATCTTCACATCCTAGTGTTGTGGCTTTAAATAAAAAGTTAAGTGGTAAAGTATTTTCTGGTGAAAAATATGCTTTAGAAAAAAAAGGTGATATAAGATTTATCGCAGAACACTTACATTATTTAAGAAACGGTAAACCAGGTTCTGAAACATCTTTAACAGCAATGTATAATGCAAAAGATGAAAAAATTAAAGAACAGTTAATACAACTCGACAGAATGTTTTTATGGATTTCAAAACATTTATCTCAAAAACTAATTGACAAAATCGAATCAAAAGAAGTTTTTAGAGATTTATTTTTATTTACATCCATGTTAACAGATAATACTGTACCAAATAGTGAGAATGTAAACTATAATATACCGTTAAAACAAATACAATCTCCAGAGATTTATTTGGAAAAGGTTATTAATTCAGTAAAAGAAATGCTGGCAGATAAAAGTCAGTTTATAGCTTCTACTGATAAAAAAGGTAAAACTGTCTATAAAGTGGCTGATGCTAAACCACAAACTTTTTATGTATATCATAAAAACTCAACAGAAATTGATTTAAGAGGTAGAGAAAGATTGTTTATAACTACTTTTAATAAAATACTGGATGAGTGTGTCAATGAAGGTGTTATTGTAACAGAAAATCCTAGAAAGATTGACAAGTTTACCAAAATGCAAGTGGAACAAAAGTATGATGGTGATATTTACGAAAGATATCCTACTGAAAACCTAGAAACACTTAATGGTAAAGAAATAGACCATTTTGTTTCAGTTAGAAACTATGGTCTAAATGATGTGGAAAATCTCAACTATACAGCGAAATCGCACAATAGGAAACTAGGTGCAAAATAATTAAATGAATGGCCGAAGGAGGCTTGACTTTCTCGGCCATTTACTATATAATGTAACACATGAACAAATGCGGAATTAGTTTAAAAGTAAAACACTTGGTTTCCAACCAGGAGAAGTTTGGGCAGTACAATCATTCCGCTCCAAAATTAGTTAAAAAGGATATATAATGAAACATAAAGTACCTAATGTAAAGTTTAAAGTAAGAGAACTTGGCGAATGGGTTACTAAAACAAGTGATGACTTTTTTAAAGGCAAACGAGTAATTGTCTTTGGTTTACCTGGTGCATTTACACCTACTTGTTCAAGTAAACAATTACCAGGTTATGAAAACAAATATAATGAATTCAAAGAAAGAGGCATTGACGAAATCTATTGTATGTCAGTTAATGATTCTTTTGTAATGAATGCTTGGGCAGAAAAAGAACATATTGTAAATTGCAAAATGATTCCAGATGGCTCAGGTGAATTTTCAAGGTTAATGGGAATGCTTGTCTGTAAAGATGACAAAGGGTTTGGTCAAAGGTCTTGGAGATATTCTATGGTTGTAAATGATGGTGTCGTTGAGGCATTGTTTGAAGAGCCAGGAAAATGTGATAATTTGACTAGTGACCCATATGGTGAATCGTCACCAGAGAGTATGTTGAAATACTTGACCAATTAAAAATAGGAGAAATATATTATGAATCTTTCAACAGATACTATTGATGTACTAAAAAACTTTTCTAATATTAATCAGAATATTCTGGTTAAACCTGGAAAAACAGTACAGACAATATCTACAATGAAGAATATCTTAGCACAAGCTGAGGTAAACGAGGAGTTTGGTAGCGAGTTTGCTATCTATGACTTACCTGAATTTTTGAGGTCTATTGAATTGTTTGATAGTCCACAACTTAAATTCAATGGTGGTACAAATGTACAAATCAACGAAGAAAAATCTAAACAAAATATTAAATATTTCTTTGCTGACAAATCAGTAATTGTATCTCCAACAAAATCAATTACAATGCCAGATAACTTTGTATCTTTCACTTTTAAAAAGGAAAGCTTTGCAAAACTTATGAAGGCGGCTACAACACTAAATCTAGTTGATGTTGCAGTAGTTGGTAACGGTAGTAAAATCCACATGATTGCTACTGATAAGAAAAACAAATCATCAAACGAATACTCAATTGATGTAGGCGAAACTGATAAGACTTTTAAGGCTTATTTCAAAGTTGAGAACTTTAAAATGATTACAGACGATTATGATGTTGCGATTTCATCACAAAAGATTAGTCACTTTGTAAACAGAAATAAAAAGGTTCAATACTGGATTGCATTGGAACCAGATAGTGAGTTTTAATGCCAGACATTAAACTTAAAAAAATAGAGTATCATTCAGTACATAGTCATTTTACATATGACATACCTGAAGAAGCTGCCATTGAAACCTTTGGTTCCGTCCAAAGATTCAATGAAATTATATCACATCTTGGTGATGAATGGGGAGGACCAGAAAAGATTGGTAATCCACCAACAGACGAAGAAGATGATAAACTAATGGATTTTCTAGCAGAATTTGATTATGATAGAGAAGACGATTGGTTTAGTGATAGAAAAGGTGGCTATGATATATCTTATGAAATTGTGAAACCTAAAGAAAATGAATAAAGTGGAGTTTATATTATGTCAGAGTATTTGTGGGTCGAAAAGTATCGGCCAAAGAAGATTGAAGATTGTATCCTATCACAGGATATAAAAGAAACTTTTAGTCAGTTTCTATCTCAAAAAGAAATACCAAATCTGTTGTTATCTGGTACTGCCGGTACTGGTAAAACAACTGTTGCTCGTGCCTTATGTGAAGAACTTGGTGCTGATTATATCATCATTAATGGTTCAGATGAAGGCCGACAAATAGATACATTGAGGCACAAGATTAAAAACTTTGCTTCTACTGTATCACTTACCGAAACATCTAATCATAAAGTAGTAATTATAGACGAGGCAGATTATATGAATGCTGATAGTGTTCAACCTGCTTTGCGTAATTTTATTGAAACATTTTACAACAATTGTAGATTTATATTTACTTGTAATTACAAGAATAAAATTATACCTGCTTTACATAGTAGATGTACCGTTATTGATTTTACTATCAAAAATGGTCAAAAGGTAAAAACTGCTAAGTCTTTTATGGAAAGAATGTCTAATCTGTTAACAGATGAAAACATTGAGTTTGATAAAAAGGTTTTAGCTGAACTAATACAGAAATATTATCCTGATTTTCGTAGAACTATAAATGAACTTCAAAGATATTCTGTAAGAGGTAAGATTGATAGTGGTATATTGTTTAGTCTATCAGAGGCTAATAATAAAGAACTTGTCAAAACATTAAAAGATAAAAAATTTAATGATATGAGAAAGTGGGTTGTTAATAATATTGACAAAGAACCTGCCTCTCTTTTCAGAGGTATCTATGATGTTATGTACGAGGCACTTGATAAAAATTCAATACCTCAAGCAATTTTAATTATAGCTGGTTATCAGTACAAGGCAGCCTTTGTTGCCGACCAAGAGATAAATATGGTCGCCTGTCTAACTGAAATTATGGCCAGTTGTAAATTTAAATAGTGATAAGCGGGTGTGGTTCAATAGTAGAACATATCGTTGCCAACGATAAGACGACGGAGCGTAACCGTCCATCCGCTCCAAATTTAAGGTTATATTATGTACGAATTAAAAGATTATCTCAATGCAATAAACTTTGAGAAGAAACCTTTGTTAGATAGTGAGGACCTAACATGGGAAAAGAAATACCCTCCTTTTATAATCAACAAGTGTTTATCTATGCACTATGATTGTATCGCACAAGCCAATGAAATGAATGGTTATCACTTCTTGGACAAAAAGGTACAGTTTGATTTTTATATAAATAGTATTCGTAAGACAAAGCGATTTGGTGGCAAGTGGTTATCACAGGCCAAATTGAAAAATTTAGAGTATGTCAAAGAGTATTATGGATATAGTAATGAGAAAGCTAAAGAGGCTCTCAGCATACTAACGGATAAACAAATTGAAGATATAAAAATAAGCCTTTCTAAAGGCGGGAGAAAACGAAAATGAGTGAAGAAATTTCATGGTCACCGGAAGATATGTTAGAGGTCACCATTAAACAACCAGACGACTTTCTAAAAGTTAGAGAAACCTTAACAAGAATTGGTGTTGCAAGTAGAAAAGATAAAACATTATACCAATCTTGCCATATTTTACACAAACAAGGTAAGTATTACATAGTACACTTTAAAGAATTATTTGCTTTAGACGGCAAAAAGGCTACACTAGTTGCTAATGATGTTCAGAGAAGAAATACAATTGCTATTTTACTACAAGATTGGAACTTAATTGATATTGTAAAACCAACGGCTGCTGAAGATAAAGCACCTTTAAGTCAGA